TGACCCGCAGACCTAAGCAGACCGAGAAATATGGAACAGCAGACCTGGGGCTTTGACGAGCACTTCCAGCGCCACTACGTCTCGCACTTCCTTCGCGACAACACCTTCTATCAGGAGGTTCGCAAAGACGTTGTCCCCGAGCTTTTCACGTCGGACAACGCGCAGAGAGTCGTTCGTGTCGCTCAGGCGTTTGGGCTCGAGCACGGCTCTCCTCCCGGGGAGTTGATCTACACCGAGCTTGAGCGTCTAGGCCAGAAGGTCAACACGATCGACCTAGGTCCGATTCGGGAGTACCTCGATCGGATCTTCGCGCTTGAGCTTCAGAACCGTAGTTTTCTTCTCCGTGCCCATGCGCGCTTCTTTCGGAACCAAAAGTTCCAGCGCAGGCTTCCCAGTCTCGCGAAGCACATCAAGCAGGGTGAGTTCGAGAATGCGGAGAAGATCCTTCACGAGCTTGTCGTCTATCGGGCGGAGAGGAGCTTTTCTCTCGGACAGGGGATGCGCGATGTTGCTGCACGCATCAAGCGGAGAGAGGAGCAGCACAAGGAGTCGATCTGGACTCTGATTCCAGAGCTAGATCGCCTGATCGATGGCATCAAGCCGGGTGAGCTAGGTGTGCTCCTCTCGCAGCGTTCGAGTATCGGCAAAGCACAGCCGCTAGCGAGCAAGATCCTTACGGACGACGGATGGAAGACGATGGGAGACATCGAGGTCGGTGATGTCGTCGCTTCCACGGATGGTCGATTGAGTGCGGTAACTGGAGTGTTTCCGCAAGGAAAGAAGCCGGTCTACCGTGTCCTGTTTTCGGACGGTCGAAGCACGGAGTGCTGCGGCGAGCACTTGTGGCAGGTTGAGCGCTCGTCGTGGACAGAGGTGAAGGTTCTTTCTACTGACGAGATACGAGAGAAGTTGGATCGTTCGTCCAGCCGACCGATCACCATCCCGGTTCATTCCGGTCAGTGGGGGCGAGAGAGGGAATTACCCATCGATCCGTGGCTCTTGGGTATTCTTCTCGGAGATGCACACATCGCGAAAGACGGCATCCGACTCTCAAACCCGGATCAGGATGTTCTTGACCGGGTGCAGGACAATGTCGCGTCCGTTGGTCTAAGCATCAAATGGGTTCAGGGCGTGGACTGGCGTATCTCAAACGCAGAGTGCGTGAACTCCGGACCGCATACGAATGAGCTTCTGCAACAACTGCGCAAACTCGGCCTTACGGGGAAGCGCTCGTGGGAGAAACACGCACCACACGACTATCTGGTGGCTTCGCGTGAGCAGCGTCTTGAGTTCTTGCGTGGACTCATGGACTCGGATGGGACGTGTGGGAAAGAAGGAACTCCTACATGGACGACCACCAGCGAAGTTCTAGCCGAGCAAGTTCTAGACCTGATTCGAGGTCTGGGAATGCAGGCTTCCATCGCAAGCCGCACGACGACCTATACACACAACGGGGAGAAGCGAAATGGGCGCAAGTCCTACCGCGTTACCCTCTTTGGTCTAACGGACAACCCGTTTTGGCTGGAGCGGAAAGCTTCTCGCGTTCGCTTGAAGAAGGTGCGGGAGAAGAAGCTCTTCGTTAGGTCCATTGAGTTGGTCGGTGAGAAGGAGGTGCAGTGCATCTCTGTCTCCGCAGCAGACAGGCTATACGTGACGGACGACCACATCGTCACGCATAACACGACTGCGATGGTTCACCTTCTCGTAGCCGCTGTGATGCAGGGAAAGCGGGTCATGGTCTACACGCTCGAGGAGAGCGAAGAAGACTACCAAGACCGCATCGATCAACGCGTAGCTGGCCTGACGAAGAAGCAACTCAGCAACGAGGCGGAGATCTCGAGGGCGATGCGGACTTGGTTCCGCTTCGGTGGAGACGTGCGGATCAAGCAATTCCCTGGTGGATCAACGCGCCTCAGCGACCTGAAGCGACACCTCGAGATCGTCCGCAACACCGAGAACTTCTACCCCCACCTCATCATCTTGGACCAGGCTGAGGAGTTAGCCCCAGAGGGTCAGTTTCGCGGCGATCAGCTTTACGCGGCTGGCAAGGAGATCTACACCAACGTTCGTGGATGGGCAGTCGAGGAGGAGTTGTCCATTTGGACAGGCGCTCACGCAAACCGCGGCGGCTCTGAGGCGACAGTAGCGGACCAAGAGCACATCGGCGGCTCGATCGCGAAGGTCCAGATCGCCGACATCATCATCTCTCTCAACCGGACCAAGAAGGAGCACGCGGAAGGGCTGACGACCTTGTTCATCAGCAAGGCAAGAAATCGCCCCAACGCACGACGCACCATCACCATCAAGTCCGATCTTGCGCGGCAAGCGTTCTACAAACATGCAGTCTCCTGAAAGGAGCACCGTGAATGTCTTGGCTCTTTGTGCCGGGTATGGAGGAATCGAGCTTGGGCTCAAACTCCTCTTTGGATCTTCCTCCCATGCCGTCTGCTACGTGGAACGGGAAATTACTGCGGCAGCGGTCTTGGCCTCGCGTATGGGCGAAGGTTTTCTTGACTCCGCTCCGATCCACTCTGACCTCAGAACCTTCGACGGTAAGGAGTGGGCTGGAGTCGTGGATATTACGACAGCGGGAGCGCCGTGCCAGCCTTTCTCAACAGCCTCTCGAGGCCGAAAGGTCGCAGAAGACCTCCTTCCTCACGTTGTGCGGGTCGCAGCCGAGTGCCTATCCCCACTCGTTTTCATCGAAAACGTCGGAGGAAGCCGGGATCGGTTGGAACAGCTTCGTGAAGAACTGCGGCGTGAAGGATACCTCTCGACCCCAATTCTCGAAGCTTCCGCCGCCGCGCTGGGTGCGCCGCATGAGCGGAACAGAAGGTGGCTTCTTGCCTACTCCTACGGCCAAGGCGAATGCGCTCGCTCCAAGTATGCGGAAGTGGCCCGCCTATGCGCTCCTTCAGGATTTGTTCCCTGGCGTGACGAACCTCCCGGCAGCGTGGTGCGAGTGGATGATGGCTATTCCCCAGGGCTGGACAGCTATCGGCGTCGGCTCTGTGGAAATGGAGTCGTTCCGGTCGTGGCTGCAAGGGCACTCGCCTACCTCCTTGGGACAGAGTAATAATGATGCGTGAATCTCGTGAATCCCTAAACCTCGCCATCGACCAGTTCCCGGTGGTGGGGTGGCTGAGTAGGCACGTCACGGTCTACGACCGTGGCGGGCAGCAGATCTACGCGGACTGCCCGATGTGTCGGGCCAAGAAGAAGTTGAGCATCGATCGCGGTCGAGGTCTATTCCACTGCTTCAAGTGCAGAGAGGGTGGTCATGGTGGAGACATCTGGAGTGGGGGAGCCAACCTTCTTCGCTTCATCAAAATCGTGGAGCAATGCGAGTGGCGCGACGCTTTCCGCATGGTCTACGAGTTGGCCGGAGTCCCCGAGCCTGCGTGGCAGCCCAAGGAGAAGGTCGCACCACGACTGCCAAACGATCTCTTCAGACTGCTGGATCTTGGACCCGAAGAGCGGTCGGTCAAACTGCTCGAGACGCGAGGCGTAGCGCACCTAATCCAGTCTGCGAGTCTCTGCCTCGACGCAAACAGCGACTACTTCGAACGGGTCATCATCCCTTGCTCGTTTCTGGACGAGGACCACGGATTCGAGGCGAAGGCGACGACCCCAAGCCAGAGCCCGAAGACGCTCTATCCAGCGTGGATGCCAACGGAGCAGACGGTCTACACCAGCAAGCGTTGGGATCCGACTAGCTCGAGAGTCGTCGTCACCGAAAGCGTGTTCGACGCGGAGACGTTCTTTGGTGTCGAGAACGCAGTAGGAACCTACGGCTCAAACCTGCACGACGGTCAGGTGCTTGCGCTCTTTGAGCTTGGCGTTTCCGACTTGATATGGGCGTGGGATGGAGACGCATGGGAAAGCACGAAGAAAGCGATCCGCAAGACCTTTGGGTTGTTCCGCAACTTCGTTCTACCCATTCCCGACCGGGAAGATCCAAACAGCCTTGGAACGGCATGGTGCAGTTCGGCTCTCCGATCCTCTCTCGTGCAAATCAAAACGGAGTGGGATCTGACCGAGATGGAGATCAGGAGGATGGCATGAAGAAGTATCGCGTCTACGGAGTGGTGACGGGGTCGAAGTATCTCGGAGAGGTCGAAGCTGCGAACGCCGAGGAGGCCGAGCAGAAGGCTTTCGATGAGCTTGAGATCGGCTGCTTCCTCTGCCACCAGTGCTCGAGTGAGGCAGAGGACGCAGAGATTCACGAACTCAACGTCGAGGAGGTCGAGTGAACGAACCGAAGGAAGTCAAGATCTTCGACGCGTCCGGTGACGACGCGGAGTTGGCGGTTGCCGTGATCGCCAACCAACCGAACAAGATCTGCTTGGTGGCGCAGGTAGACGGGCAGCGCAGGGTGATTCTGCTACCGGATAGCTCGATTACGCTCGCAGAGCTAGCCCGTTCGATCTGCGAGGTTGGCGGCATCACCAAGATCCACCACAAGAAGAAGGCCGGCTACTTCGACATCTCTATCGGACCCAAGCCGAAGCGGCCTGACGCTTGGTCGGAGGAGGGGTGAAATACCTCCTCATCGACGCCAACAACCTGTGCGCCAGGTGCTTCTACGCTTCGCGGGAACTCTATAGCAGTGAGGGGTTTCCGACCGGAGGCTTGCTTGGGTTCTTGCGCAGCTTGTCCTGGCTGCGGAACAACCTCGCCATCTCAGGTCATCACACTGCGGTCGTTTGGGACCACGGACGCGCAGCCTTCCGCGAGAAGCTGTTCCCCGACTACAAGGGTGGGCGCACGCTCAAGGAGCCGAAGGACGAGAAAGAGCGCAAGGACAAGGAGGACTACCAGAAGACACTCTCCGCGCTCGAGGAGATCCTGTCTTTCACCGATGTCAAGCAGATCAAGGTGGCAGGTACCGAAGCCGACGACATCATTTCGGTCCTCGCGCACCTGATCGTAGACGACGGTAGGCATTCGGTCGTCGTCTACACAGGCGACCACGACTTCTGGCAGATCATTGGGGAGCGGATCGAGGTCCACGATCCGAAGAAGGGCCAGGTCAGCGTGCCTATGGCTGAAGAGGCGTTTTGCTGCTCAATGAGCAAGATTCCTCTCGCCAAGGCTCTTTCTGGTGACAGTAGCGACAACATTCCAGGCATTCCGCAGGTCGGACGCAAGCGTGCCGGAACGATCGCCGGCTACGCCTATCTCGAGAAGGGAAAGCTTGTCGCCACCGAGGATGCTGACTTCAACGGCACGCGCAACTACTTCCTCAAAGCTCAGAAGATGAGCGATGTCGTCGTGCGCAACCTCAAACTCATGCAGCTTCCAAAGGCTTGGCACGAGGTGGAATACACACCTCAGCAGATCGTGGAGATCTGCGACGGTTGGCTGACCGAACGGAAGCTAGACCTCAAGAACTTCATTCAGCAGCTTGAGCGCTACGAACTGGAAAGCGTTCTCGAGCAGATCGGCAGTTGGTGATGCGCAGCATTCGAATCGTGGAAGAGTCTGCTCCGGCTCCAAACTCCAAACACGGAAAGGGGATCTGGACGTTCGTGGTGCCGGATGACGAGGCTGACCGAGTCGCTGCTCAGCTTATGAAGCCAGTCCCGGAGTTCATCGCTCTCGTGGACGCGGACCTCGTTCAGCACTACTTTCGTAAGTCTCGGATTGCCTACGTGCAGATCGTCTCGAACACCTAGTGGAGATCGGAGTCCTTCAGAAAGCCGTGAAAGCGGTCATGGGTACGAGCGGCGCAAAGGACGGGGAGCTTTGGGACTACCTCTGTTTCCGGGACGGCTTCCTGACCAGCTTCAACGGTGTAGCAGGGTCAGTCGTTCCGCTCGAGGTTCCGTTCACCGGATGCCTCAACGCGTTAAAGCTATCCGCGCTCATCAAGGACTTCGATGACGACCTGTGGGTAGACCTCGAGCAGCACGGAGACTGGGTCGAGATCGCCTGCGATCAGATGGTGGCGAAGCTACCGATGACGCAACCGTGGGACTTTCCCGAGCTTCAACCCAAAGCACCAGAGGTTGTGCTCCGTGGTGTGAACATCAAGGACGCGATCCACGATGTTCTGTTCTGCGTCTCGAGCGCCAAGGATCGACCTGAGTTCTACGCGATCGGCTTCCGCGGTGCTCACGTCTACGGTCTGGACGGTCGTCGTCTTGCGAGATCGCTGATCCCAGGCCAGGTCGAAAAGCCTTTCCTCATCAGCCGAGACGCAGCCCAGCAGATCACTCGAGCGGGAGAGCCTGACCTGCTCTGGCGGGAAGGTTCGCGCTTCGGTGCTACCTACAACGAGTCTGGGCTCATGGTGATCTCGAGCGAGCTTGCTACGTCCATGCCCTTCTCCGCGATCGACACTTGCTTTGCGGAGAAGAAGACGCACGTCGTCCCGACCCCTCCGGGGCTCGAGAACGCGGTAGCTCGAGTCGCAACGATGTCCGACAAGGACGAATCGCGAATCTGCCTTGACTGCGATGGGGTCACGTTGACGGTCCAAGCTCGAGCAGAATACGGAGACGCCAGCGAAACGCTCATCGCTCCGTTCGAGACACCATTCAAGATCTGGGTCAAGGCGCAGTCTCTCGCAGCGTGCTTCCGCTCGTTCAAGCCAACCCGCATGGACTTCTCTGACGTGATCGAAGGAGCGGGAAGAATGCTGCGCTTCTACAACGACCGCGCAGAGCACTGCATGGCGTTGATGCACGGTGCCTGAATTCGATCTGGTCAGAATCGTCGGCGGAAATGCCCGCACCGACCTGAGATGTACTTCGTGCGAGCTATGCGACAACCCTGATCTCCGCACGAACCTGATGCGCGGTTCGGGACCGCAAGATCCGTTCTTGTTTTTCTGCGGGTTTGCGCCAGGAGCGGAGGACGACGAGATCGGGTCATCGTTCACTGGAGCAAACGGCAGGATCTTCCGCGGGCTGCTTTCCGCCTCATCGATCGACGTGCAGGACTGCTACCTGACCAACTGCGTCAAGTGCAGCCCCTTTGGCGCGGATCCCAAGGACTCGTGGTGGAAGCGCTGCAAGGGACATCTCGCAAAGGAGATCCGAGACATCCGTCCAAAAGCGATCGTGGCGATGGGTGGGAAGGCACTTCACTGGCTGACTGGGTTCAGCGGTGTGGATCGCTTTCGGCGCGTAGGGCTTCCCTGCACGCTAGATCCGAAGATCCCTGTCTATGCGTTTGAACAGCCGCTTTCGCTCATGCACGCAGACCCGGACGAATATGACTCGATCCGTGCGCGTATGGTCAGCGATCTGATCTGGCTGAGAGAGAAAGCGATTGCGAGAGACTTGCGCGTGGGAGACGAGATCAAGACCGACTACCAGCGCGCCAACACCGTCGAGGACGTGAAGAGGTTCCTTGACGAGTTCCCCGAAGGCTCGACTATCTGCTTCGACTTCGAAACCGGAACAGCAGACCTCGAGAAGACGACCTTCCCCCACCCAGGCACGCGGCTGGTCCTTCTCTGCTTCTCTGCTGGTCCAGGCCACGCTCGCATGATCCCCTACGAGGCGCGTGGGATCTCGAGCCTCACCTACTGGAGCGATGACGAGCTACGCCAGATCCATGCTCTCTTTGCTGAGTTCTGGCCGAAGCACACCTTCTTTGGGCAGAACGCGGTGCAGTTCGATGAGCGGTGGCGGAAAGCCTACTGGCCCGGAGAGACGCTCAAGCTCGACTTCGACACCATGTATGCGGCGCACCTCATTCGAAGCGATGTCGGATGTTCTGGTCTGCGCTACCTTGCAGGACGCTACACGACCATCCCTCCGTGGAAGGATATGTTCAACCTGCGAGACACGCGAAAGCTCTGTGAGTATGGAGCCTACGACGTTGACGCAACTTGGCGCGTTCGCCTCAAGCTTGAGCCGGAGCTAAACGAAGCGCAGCAGTGGCTCCATCACGAGCTTCAGCTTCCGCTGGGGCACGAGTTCCGCAGGATGGAGACTCGTGGGCTTCGACTCAACACCGAAGCGCTCCTAGAGCTTGGCTCCGTTCTTGAGGGGATGCTCGAGGAAGCCGAGAAGGAAATCCGCACACTTCCCCAAGTGCAGTCTTGGGAATTCAAGAACAACAAGAGCCTGTCCTTCGATGCTCCGCACCAGATTGCGGACCTGATGCAGAACTACTTCCATCTGCCGAAGATCAAAGAGACAGGCACCGGAGGCTACTGCACCGACAAGGACGTTCTCGAGCACTACGAGGAGGAGCCCTTCTGCTTTTGGCTCCTGCGGCTTCGTCGCGTCGGGAAGCTCTACAAGACCTACTACGGCTCGTTGACCAAAGCCAGCGAGCTTTCCGAATTCGTCCACACGTCTATCCGCATGAACGGAACGGTCACCGGACGACCTAGCTCGAGCGACCCGAACCTTCTGAATCAGGTTCGGAAGGACACCGTGGAGCGTGCTGGGCTGGAGGATGGCCGGATTCTGAAGGCGTGCTTCGTGCCTCGAGACGGCTACGTCTACGTTCAGGTGGACTACAGCCAGGCTGAGCTACGCACACTAGCGATGCTTTCTGGCGACGTGAATCTCATCCAGATCTACATGGATGGTCTGGACGTTCACACAGCGACCGCTGCTCGCGTTTACGGGTGCTCTCTCGAGGAGGTAACGAAGGCGCAGCGCTCTCGAGCCAAAGCAGTGAACTTCGGCATCATCTACGGCAAGAGCGAGCAGAGCCTCATCAACGACTTCGTGAAAGAGGCGAGGTCCAAAGCTAGGAAGCTCAAGCTGTCGCAGCGCAAGATGCTGGAGATGGAGAGGGAGGCGGAAGAGGCCGCTCTCGACTTCCTTTCTGCGCACAAGCAAGCACACCCGCAAGTTTGGGCGTGGATGCGTCAGCAGATCGCCATCATCACCGAACACGGCTACCAAGAGACGGAGTTTGGTCGGCGTCGCTACTACCCTAGGATCAACAACGAAGCCAAGCGAGCAGCGCTTAACTTCCCGGTCCAAAGCACGGCTAGCGACTTCACTCTGTTTGCGATCGTGCGTCTAGGGCGTATCGTGCGCGAGCTTGGATTCGACGCGCATATGGTCCTGACGGTCTACGACTCGATCCTGTGGGAAGTTAAGCCAAGCGACCTTTTTAAACTCTGCGGTGTCTGCCGAGACGTGATGGAGAACCTTGGGTTTTCTTTCATGGGCGAAGTCCCTCTCACTGTGGACTTTGAGGTCGGAAAGTCCTGGGGAAATCTTCGCGAGCTTGACATTGACGGACGAAGGGTTAAAACATCAAAAGGTGAGTGGAGACAACTCGCGTGAGCTACAGCGAAATCCTCAACCGCTATCAGAAGCACCCGGAACTTCTCGAGTGCGACCTAGCGGACGCAATCAGAATCGACCAGCAGAACATGCTGTCGGATATGGTCCGTCAGGCTGAGATCTTCATGCATTGGGCAATCCTCCACGCACACGCAGATCAGGCTGCCAAGCGGCAGAAGCGTGTGGTCGAGGAGGAGATCCTGCCAAGGGCTCGTGTTCGTGCGGAAGCTGTCTGCGCAGAGAATGGCCGGCGAGCGACCGTGCAGAACATGAACGACATCGCGATGTCCGATCCAGAATATACCGTTGCGGTCAAGCTGCTCGAGAAGCTACAGCAGACCGCAGCGGTGATGAAGCGAGTCGAAGAAGCGTTTCGGCAGCGGAAGGATATGCTCCAGTCGCTTAACAGCAGGCAGCGAGTCGAGCTTGAGTCGCTTCCGATCGACAAGCCGAACAAGACCTTCTCTGCTGAGTTGACCGAGGGCGAGCGCGCTTGGTTCGAACCGTCCACCGATGGGCGAGGGACCGACGAAACCAACAAGAAACCAGTGACCGACGCCGAGATGGAGGCGTGGGCAGACCGCTACAAGGCAATCCGCAAGGCAAAGAGGAGCTAATGGGCAAGCTGAATTTGGACAAGGTGCGGGAGCAGGAGGCTGCTCTCGCCCGTGAAGAAGCCGAGAGGTCGAAGGGCGGGAAGTCCGGTTACCTCAAGCTCGCGGAGGGTCGGAATGTCATCCGCATCTGTCCTCCGACCGGAGATCGCGACATCTTCTACGAAGAGGTCACGAAGTGCTTTAACGTCGGGCCGAACAAGAACGTCATCGTTCCTCCGAGCCAGTTCGACCCGGATGCGGAAGACCCGATGATCGAGGAGCTTCAGCGCCTAAAGGCTGGAAGTGAGGCTGACAAGAAGCGGGCGAAGTTCATGCGGATGGCCAAGCGCATCATCATGTTCGCAGTCGCGCGAACCATCGGAGATCAAGACAAGGACGCAGAAGGGGAGTCCTGGCAGAGCAAGGGTCCGCTACAGTGGGATACCAACCGCACCGTCCTGCGCGAGATCCTCTCCATCATCCTCGACCCGGACTACGGTGACATCACCGACGCGGACGAGGGCCACGACATCACGGTGGTCTACACGCCCAAGACCAAGACGGCTGACGGGTTCCCGGCGTGGAAGGTCGTGCCGAAGCCGAAGCCGACTCCGCTTGGCGATCCCTCGTGGGTCGAAGAAGACCTGTTCGCCAAGAACTACGTGCTCGAGGCCGACGAGCCGGACTACATTCGTGCCTGTCTCGAGGGCACCGAGGAGGCTTACCGCAAGGCTCGCCAGGCGCAGCGGGAGGCTGACCGAGAGAGCGGAGACGCGCCTGCGCCGACCAACAGCGAGCCGCAGCGGGAAAGCAAGCCGCCCGCGCAGGCCAAGTCGGTCGATTCGCAGATGGAGGAGATCCGGCGCAAGAACGCTCAGGCTGCCAAGGCTGCCGGCCTCCCTGCCCACCCCAGCGCTCCCAAGCCGCCTCCGACCCCGACCGACTCGGCTCTGCTCGAGGCAGAGTTCTGGGCTGGCGTCAACGGGCAGACGGTCAAGCTCAGCGGAGAGCAGATCCAGACTGGCTACGTGGACAAGGGTCACGGGGAGAAGCTCAAGATCATGCCCCTCGACCAGTCTCACGGGTGGAAGTCGGCGACCGAGGTCGGCTTCGTTCCGCAGGCCGGAGGATCGCCGCCTCCTCCGCCTCCCGGCGACATCCGCGCTGACCTCGAGTCGGCCCTGGAGGAGTAGCGATGGGTGACAAGATCGTCGTTCCTCAGCTTCCTGTTCGAGTGCGCAACCGCTACTGCTACCTGAAGCGGTTGGCTCCGACGCACGAGAAGCTGACGCTGCCCACGCAGGCCAAGATCGGTGAGAACATCCAAGAGGGCATCATCGTTTCGGTCGGCGACCAGATCTCCGACCTGAAGGCCGGGAATCACGTCCACTACATGAAGACGGCTGGCAACACGTTCAGCGTGGGTGGGCACGAGATCGTCTGCATCAATGCGGACGCGGTCGTCGCGGTCATCGAAACACCGGCTTAGGCCGAACTCGTCTCAGGCTCCGGTGTGGTGTCTGAGGCGAGCATTAAGACAGGTCGCAGCCTAGCTCCTGCCCGCTAATGGACGCCTCTTAGCGGGAGGCGTCGGGGAGCTTGGACCACTGATGGGAGAGGGAATGCTGCTTCCCTCCCCATCCCCTATTGAGGTAGACACAATGGAAGATTTCAGCCCGGAAGCGCTGATCTCCTGGCGGCAAAAGCAGGGCAAGAAGCGCTCCGATGTCGCCGACGAGATCGGCGTCAACCCGAACACGATTCGCTACTGGGAGCTTGGGAAGAGCGCTCCCCGCGGCAAGAACCTGGCAAAGATCATGGACCTGATGGGTGGCTCGGACGGTCCTCCGCCTCCTCCGCCGACGCCGAGTGGGCCGAGGCCAAGCCCCGCGCCTCCTCCGCCTCCTCCGCCTCCTCCTGCTGACGATGATGACGGCTGGGGAAGCAGCGATGACGGTGAGCCGCTGTCCGACAGCAAGTCGGAAGCGATCGACAAGGCGAACGCAGCAATCATCAAGAAGTCCCATCCAGCCGCGCCTCCGCCTCCCGACGAGGACGAGGACGAGGACGAGGACTCCGGCGAGACGAAGGTCGAACTGGCTTCGTGGAGTGCGGAAACCAAGACCGATTCTCCGAAGACCAGCGTGCAGGTTCAGTGGAACCGCACCCAGGCGGAGACTGCTGTTCCTCCGCTCAGCGTCAGTGACTACGTCCGCATCGACGTGGCGCTGATGCGCTTCACCTCCGAGGTCGTGCGCGAATACATCCGCGAGCAGACCGACCTCGATCACAAGGACATCATCTCCTTCGCCAAGGAGATCAAGTCGGCTCTCGCTGCGAAGTGGACTGTGTGAGCGACAAGCTCCAAAAGGCATTTATGGGTGCGCTCGATGGTCTAACGACCGCGAGCCAACCCATCTGGCAGAAGGGATTCGTGCCGACCGGGATTCCCAGCCTCGACTGGGCTCTCGGGGGAGGCTGGCGTTACGGAGGTCTGGCAGAGATCTACGGCAACTGGGGGTCGGGCAAGACGATCATGCTCTACCTGACCCTGATCTCCTGCCAGCAAAACGGTGGTGTAGCAGTCCTTCTCGAAACCGAGGGTGCGTTCAACCCATTCCTGTTCGAGCTTCTGGGTGGCGATCTAGACAACCTGCTGGTCCGAGAGGTCGAGACAACCGAGGACTTCTTTACTGCCGTGCAGAAGCTCCTCAAGAAGATCATCGAGGCCCCAGGCGAGCCTGAAGTCGTGATTGCGCTCGACTCCATCGCTGCTCTCTCGACCGATCACCTTCAGGCGAAGGGTATGGCGAAGCGCGATCTCTCCAAGGCGCTGACGATGTCGCAAGGATGCCAACTCATCATCAGCCTGGTGAGCAAGGCGAAGGCTCTAGTCATTGCCAGCAACCAGATCCGCGTCGCAAGTTTCGACGCCCGCGGTCAGGCTCGAGAGGAGAGCACGGGCGGCAAGTCCTGGCCTTTCTACAGCAGCCAGCGGGTGCAGCTTGCTTTCGCCAACCCGAAGGGACAGACGACCACGTATCGCACGTCGGACATCGTGGACGACGAGACGGGTGTAGAGATCGGAAAGCGGCTGGTGGGAGAGGTGACGAAGAACCGCGCTGCTCCGGCGTTCCGCAGGGTCGTCCTTCCCTTCTACACCGAACCTCAGTATCCACATCCAACCTTCACCGGGCAGATCACCAAGCTTGGTGTGGACGTGGACGAAGCTTTGCTCGAGTGGTACTTGAGCAACGAACGGACCTTCTTTCACGACGGGAAGCGACATCCCTACGTGCTGAAGGCTGGCAAGGGTGGTGGCTACTACGACCTCCATCCACTCATCACGAAGAACATCGAGGGCTGGAAGAAGTTCCGCAAGAAGGACTGGCCCAAGGTGCTCGAGGTCGTTCCTCAGTTGAGCGACCCCGACTACACCCCAGCAGAGGAGAAAGAATGAAGAACCTGACCCTGGCGTCTCTCGAGGAGGTAGCCACCTACACCTTGGAGGAGCACAAGCACCGCACTCCGAAGCAGCAAGCAGACCGAGTCGTCCGAGCCGTCGTGGACGAGATCGCTCGAGCCCTGATGGATCGCAGACCCATCCGGTTCATCCACGCCTTCACGGTGACCCCCAAGATCCGCAAGGGCAAGAACTACAAGGACCCTCGTAACGGCGAGCAGTTCAAGTCCGAGCCTTCGGTCTACTTCACGATCGGTGGGCGTGCTGCTCAGGCAGCAACCGACAACGAGCGCTACCGCAACCGCATGAAGTCGAAGCCCCGCCACTAGTGCGAGTCGTCTGCTTCGCAGATCTCCACAGCCACAACTTCTCGCAGTTCGCGCAGACGCTCCCCAACGGCAGGAACTCTCGCCTTCAGGCGACTCTTGACGTGCTCGAGGAGATCCGAGCGTTCTGCGAGAAGATGTCGGTTGATGTGGTGTTCTTTCTTGGTGACTGCTTTCACTCGAGAACGAAGATCGATGTGGATGTCTACCAGGCGACTTGGCTGGCATTTCATCGCATCGCGCAGGCTGTTCCCCACCTCTACATCTTGGTTGGGAATCACGACCAATACGACAAGCTAGGCAACCGGCACAGCCTCGACGCCTTCCGAGACTTCGCTACGGTCATCGACCAGCCGGTCGTTGCTCGAGTCGAGCACTACCTAGGTTTTGCTGCCCACCCGTTCACAACCAACTACGGGGAGTGGCGCACCTTCGTCAACATGCTCCCTCAAGGGCTGGACTTCTTCCTCTTCCACCAGGGCATTGACGAGGCGATGGTCGGCAGCTTCGACATTCCGATCAAGGCCAGTATCAAGCTGAAAGACTTCCCAACGGTCGGCCAGGCGAAGTGGTGCGTCGGAGGTCACTACCACAAGACGCAGTTCATGCGCAGGCATCTTGCTCCCCAGGCAAAGCTGCTCGAGGTCGGTCAATACCAGCTTGATGCCTTCAACCTGATCTCTCCGACCGACGAAGAAGCGGTCATGTTCTGCGGCTCTCCGCTTCAGCACTCCTTCTCCGAATACAAGGACCCGAAGAAGTGCTTCTGGTATTGGGAGGACCCGCGGAATGGTGCGCCGACTCCGATCTACACGAACGCACCAAGCTTCCACCGCTACACCAAGCCGGAGAAGTTGGTCGCTGACATCCAGGTTGGGAAGGTGAGCACCGATACGGACTACGTGCGGCTCTCCTGCACCGAGGCAGAAGCAGACACCTGGCGCGGGCATGACTGGCTCAACATGGACGACATCCAAGTCGAGCTAGAAGTCAACAAGCGGGAGTTCTCGACCCGCGAGACGCCGAACGTCTCTGCGACCGACGAAGAGCTTCTCCGCTTCTACATGGACGAGGCGGGGACTAAGGACCACGACGAAGAGACACTCGTGAAGCTCGGCCTCGAGCTTCTACAGGAGGACTGATGGAGGAGGTTTTGAATAAGCTCAACGAGGCGCTGGTCGGCCTGAGTTTGGATGAGGCAGTGGAGTGGTTGACAAGGAATCCGACGCACTACGGTCCTTTTCGTGTGCGCGGGGTCCACGCCGGTGGGCCAAGAACGTGTTCCCAGTGGCCTCCGACCGTCGCGATGTGCGATGTGAAGAATGGGAAGATCACCAAGGTCGTGAGACTGGGGGACTGATGATTCACCTTCCGTCACCAGGCCGAATCATCGTGAGGGTTCGTTAGATGGTGCGTGTTCCACAAGCCCGATGCATCCGTTGCAACGGTCTGGTTGGCTCTAGCAATCACAAGCGGGTCAGAAAGAACGGAAAGCCGGCTTGGGCTCACAGGCAGTGCCCGCCAAGAATCAAACATGCAGATCGACCGTCTAGCCTTTCGTAATTTCGGCAGCCACGAGAGCACCGAGCTTCACTTGCGGGACCGTGGGCTCATCCTCATCGAAGGAGAGAACCGAGACTCAGGCGGAAGCAACGGAGCAGGCAAGAGCACGCTGTTCGAAGCTCTCTGCTGGGGGCTGTTCGGTCAGACCAATCAAGGGCTCCGCGGCGACGACGTGTGTCGTGTCGGCACGAAGGACACAGCGGTCGAGATCGACATCAACAACGATGGGCAGGAAGTAGAGATCCGTCGCTACCGCAAGCACAAGGAGCACGGAAACAACCTTTACCTCCGCGTCGATGGAAACGACATCACCGGAGCGACCTCAAGAGACACGCAGATTCTCATTTGCCAGATCCTCCGCCTCGACTGGAGCGCGTTCACGTCGGTCGTGCTCTTCCCCCAGGGGAAGGAGGGGATTGCGGCAGGAAGCGACCAAGAGGCGAAAGGCGTACTGGATACCGTTCTGGCTCTCCACCGCTTCCGAGCCGCTGAGACGAAGGCAAAAGCGCTTCTTGCTGAGGTCGAGCAGGAGGTCGCTGAGCTTGAGCAGAAGCGCAGAGACATCGGGAGCAAGAAGGGTGCGTTCACGCAGACCCGCAACGATCTGAAGGCGCAGAAGAAGGAATTTGAGGAAGGTCGTGCTGGTCGGATCGAAGTCCTTCAGCGTGAGCTAGAGCGACTGGACGCAATCGAGCCTCCGGTGATCCAACCGCTACTTGACGAGCTTGGCGAGAAGGAAGCCAAACTCCACGAGATCCTGGCGGCAAAGGAGACACAACAGCACGCGATCGACCAGGCCAGGGTGAAATACGACGAGGCGCGTAGCCTCCACACGCAATGGAGCATCAAGCTTTCTGGTCTGCGCGGAAAGCTGTCGGCCATCTCCGTTCCTGACGTGGAAGCGCAGATGGAAGCCGCGCAGACGTGTCCTGCGTGCGACCGGCTTCTGGACGAAGAGGATCGGGATGCACTCCGCCGTTCTTTCGAGCGAGAAGCCGCGGAGGCGATCCAGAACAAGCAGGATCTCTCCGAAGACTGCAAAGCGCTCGAGGCCAAAGTCGCTGAGGAAGAGGAAAGGATGTCGATCCTCGAGCAGAAGCTCAACGAAGCCTCCAGCGTCTACATCGACAGTTCGGAACTCGAGGCGGAGATAGCAGCCCTGAAGCTCCAACTACAGCACCGGGAGCAGGAGTTTCAGCGCTTGAAAGCGCAAGTTGCTGAGGTCGAGCGCGAGCTAGCCAAGGCGGAAACGGAGGAGAACCCCTACGGCAAGCTGGTCGATCAGGTCGAGTTGCAGATCTCGAAAGCGGTTCAGGAGCACGCCGACGTGCTGCGTGACCTCGAGCTTCCTGCGCAACGCAGGCGCGACCTTCTCTACTGGGTCAAGGGATTCAGCCATAAGGGAGTGAAGAACCTACTCCTTGCTCGAGTGACGCCGTTCCTCAACATCCGCGCCAACGTCTACATGAAGGAGCTTTCACGCAGCAACGCCTGGGTCGAGATCAAGACGCAGACCAAGCTCAAGAGCGGAGCAGTACGCGAGAAGATGTCCTTTGCCGTCCACTACCCAGGCGGGAGCGAGAAGTACAAGGGCAAGTCAGGCGGAGAGCGGAAGCGCGCAGACATCGCGATCCTGTTTGCTCTAGGTGACTTGGCTGCCTCAAGATCCGTCGCTCCAGTCCACCTGAGACTCTTGGACGAGCCCTTTGATAGCCTGGATGGTCCAGGCTGCGAAGCCGTGATCGGGCTCCTCCACAAGCACATCGTTCCGCGAGCAGGCACCGTTCTCGTGATTTCCCACAGCGAAGTTCTCAAGCCCTTGTTCGAGACGCGCTGGAAGGTCATCAAGGAGAGAGGGGTCAGCAGGATCGAGGAGATACGCGCATGAACCAGCTTCCTCTGTTTCCCCACATCCCCGTCACCAAGAAGGACACCCCGGAGCAGGAGCTTGCCGATGTCGTGGATAAGATCTGCCGCCCGCTCTCTGCTAGTGGCGGCTCTGGCGACCGCGCACTCGTTCCTTTCGCGGCTGAACTCAACCGTGACATTCGAAGAGTCGTCGCTCAGGCAGTTCGGGCCACCTACCTCCTCACACTCCAAGGCAAAGACAGAGCCATCACCGCAGCCATCGACCGACTCGAGGCTTGAGGTCGTCTGTATCTTATGCAACTATGAGTGGGACGTTCTTGCGCCAGAGGACGACCCGCTTGCTTTGGAGCAGAGATGCAAGAAGTGCAATGGCCCAGCGATGAAGCGTGGAAGCCCATTGTAGGTTGGGAGGATCTATACGAGGTTTCGGATCACGGTAGGGTTAGGAGCCTACGATCTTCGCGAGGACCACGGAAGCAACCCAGACTTCGCAAGCTTTGGATCGGTAAAACCAACGGCTACCCGTCGATAACACTATACAAAGACGGAGAACGGGTCGGGAAACTCGTGCATCGTCTTGTCCTTGAGGCTTTCGTCGGTCCATGCTCAGAAGGTCTAGAATGCTGCCACCGAGACGATGTGAAAACGAACAACACGCTCGAGAACTTGTATTGGGGCTCTAAGAAAGACCAACTATCCGACGCCGTTCGAAACCTCCGACTCAGGAGGGGTGAGGCGATAAACACTGCACAGGTTACGGAATCTCAGGTGCGAGAGATCCGAAAGCGCTATGCTGCTGGAGAGACACAGGCAGAACTTGCGCGGGCTTTTGGGGTGACCCTGAACCTCGTGCATTTCGTAGTCACACGAAGAACGTGGAAACACGTCACCTAGGAGGTCAAACATGGCTCGTATCCCTCAGAACGCCTGCCACCCGATGGCCGCGCAGGCTCGCGTCAAGGCTCAGTTGGCGAAGGAAGCCGCCGAGAAGGGCGAGCAGCCCAAGCCTCCGGCTCCTCCCGCTCCTCCGGCTCCCAAGCCCAGCACCGCGATCACCAGCGGCGGCGGTCTGAGCAACAAGGAGAAGCTGGACACGCTCCCCGACGAGGATTTGCTGGCCCTCGCCAACACCCACAGCATCGCTGATCCGCACACGCTGGGTCGGGCGAAGCTCATCGAGAAGCTCGACGCCGCGGGCGTCACCATCGGCTAGGAGGCCAACATGGCGAACTTCAAGGTCAACACGACGCGCAGCAAGACCCTCGAGAGCCTGATGGGAGCGGAGGGTCCTCCTCCGCTGGCCGATCGGCAGGGTCAGACTCCCATCGGCCCGCTCGAGGCGGAGATGCGCGATCAGGTCGCTGCCAAGCGGCAGGCGTTCCAGCAGACGCGGGATCCAGCCGAGGTGATCGGCTCGAACACCAAGGTCACCGGCACCCTTCCCAAGCTCCGCACCACCACCAACAACGACGCGCGTCGTCTCTAGGAGATCTCGACCATGATGCACGGCAAGAAGAAGGCCAAAAAGAAGGCCAAGAAGAAGAAGGGCAAGCTTCCCGCGGCGCTGATGAAGCACAAGAAGAAGACCAAGAAGAAGCGCTGAGTCAACAAGGACAAGAGAGGGGGGCGCTAGCGCCCCCCTCTCTCTCTCTCTCTCATCGCGGAGTTGCCGTGGCAAAGAAGAAGAAGTTGGACGCTTGCGCTCGCAAGGTGAAGTCCAGGGTCAAGGTCTGGCCTTCCGCTCGAGCCTCCCAACAGGTTGCGCAGTGCCGAAAGAAGAAGGGGAAGACCCGCAAAACCAAGGCGGGAAGCGACCTGAAGCGCTGGCAGAAGGAGGGCTGGGTAGACACGCGCACCGGCAAGCCGTGCGGGCAGGGAGGCAAGAACGAATTCTGCCGCCCGACCAAGCGTGTCTCCAAGAAGACGCCCAAGACGAAGGGCGAGATGTCCAAGTCGGAACTCAAGCGGAAGAAGGCAGAGAAGAAGAAGGTCGGCATGGGCAAGAAGGTCAAGCCGACCCGCAGGAAGAAGAAGCGCTGATGGCACATCCGGAACGCATCAAGAACCTCCTCAAGAAGCACGGGCTCAGCGGAGTCAACAAACCGAAGCGCACGCCGAACCACCCGAAGAAGTCGCACATCGTGCTCGCCAAGGAGGGCGACCAATACAAGCTGATCCGCTTCGGTGAGCAGGGCGCGAAGACCGCAGGCAAGGCCAAGAAGGGCGAGAGCGCTGCGATGAAGAAGAAGCGCAAGGCGTTCAACGACCGACACGCGAAGAACATCGCAAAGGGCAAGATGAGCGCTGCCTACTGGGCGAAGAAGGTCAAGTGGTAGGTGCCCAGCAAGTCCAAGAACAAGGGGAATCGCTTCGAACTCGACACTGCCAAGACTCTGAGCGAGTGGTGGGGTGAAGAGTTCAGGCGAATGCCGAACAGCGGCGCGCTCCGATGGGGGGGCGCTGCTTTCACGTACGGCGATCTCCTACCCCCAGAGTCGTTTCCTGCGATCGTGGAGTGCAAGCACCACAAGGAGATCGACCTCAGCCTGATTCTGCGCGGTAAGTCCCCGGTCCTCGACTGGTGGGGCCAGGTCATCGACGATGTTGCGCGATGTGCGGAAGAAACCGGCTACACCCTCCAACCGCTGCTGATCTTTCGTGCTAACCGCTGGAAAAGCTGCCTAGCTCTACGCACAAGTGCTCTAATCGACCTTCTGGACGGTCAGGAGCACATCAATCACCTGATCGTCTGCCACGACGACGCTGACTTTGCGATCATCATCCTTGATGATTTCCTCAGTACCGTAGACCGAGAACGATTCCTGCTAGCGATCGGGGTCGGTCGAAAGTAGTTTGGGGGGTCATGGATCCGCTGACGATTAGTGTTCTGAAGGCTGTGGCAGCGACCTCTCCGGTGGCTGGTGTCCTGCTTCTTGCGGTGATTACGCTCTGGAAGGACAACAAGGCGAAGGAGTCCTGCAAGGACCCGCTGAACGACGACCCAAAGGTAGAGACGTGCAATCGCTGTCTCGCCTGCAAGGACCGTCATCTAGCCGAGAAGGACGCTGTCTTGTCGAGTGTGCTCGACAAGCTCGGCGCGGATCACGCTGAAGCAATCAAGCATCAGGAGGAGGCGCATCTTGCCGAAGCGAAGTTGAAGGAAGAGCAGATCAAAGCGCTTCAGGACAAGAACGAGAACCTGATGCGAGAGATCATCAAGATCTTCCAGGGATCCTCCACGACTGAGGAGTAGTCTCATGCTCGCCGGAAACGACGAACTCTACGATCGCGCCCTAGGCGCGATCCGCAACGTGAAGAACGCACCGGCTACCAGCAAGCTAGGTCGTCTTCGCTCTCGAGCCAAAGAGAGGCTAAGCAAGAGCAGGTTCGTGCAGGTAGACGAGAAAGACATCGCAGAACTGCGGGAGTGTTCCCCGGCATCTCAGCAGGAAGACGACGCAAACCCGGAGGACACGCTTCCTCCCGACTACGCTGAAGCTGTGTGAGCCGCTTCACCAGGCTGGTCGTAACTGGGTGCGGTCGATCGGGCACCCGGTTCTCTGCGGAAACGCTCTCTGCGCTAGGTGTTCCTTGCGGACACCAGAAAGCCTTCGATGACCGGTCGGGGGGTGTTTCCGATGCCGGGGCGGGGTGAGTAGCTGAATCTAGCGCTTTCGCTGCCCCGTTCGTCTCCGACTTCCCTCGAGACTGGCTGATCTTGCATCAGGTTCGCAATCCTCTGCGCGTGGTCGCAAGCATGATGCGCCACAAGCACCTACCTTGTCAGGCAGGACACCGTGGAGGTCAGTTTCACGCGCAGCACGCCCCTCAGATCGTCGGCTACGACGACCCTCCTACGCAGGGTTTTGCGCTCTGGGTCGCGTGGAACAAGCTGGTCTTGAAGGCCGAGGACCACCCAGGCTACGTGTTCGGCAGGCTCGAGGACGACCCCACTACGCGCCTAGCTCGCATGGCTTTTCTGCTGGGTCACGAGCCGACCAGAGAGCAGGAGAGGGCAGCGTTCGCAATTCCCTCGAACGTCGGCTCTAGCGGATCCACTGCTCGTCTCAGCGCTGATGACTGCAAGGACGACGGGTTGCGCCGAGAGCTTCGCAACCTCGCCCACAGGTTCGGCTACACGATCTAGGTCGTGAACGGATGGGAGTCCTCGAAAAGTACGAGGCCACCCCATCCTCAGAAATTTTGTTGCATCTTCTAGGTTTAGGCCCCTTCCCATCACGTCATCCCGCGGTCGCGCCGCCTGGAAACGTGAGGGCACCCCATCCCCAGAAATTTTGTTGCATCGCCGCGCTTTAGGCCCCTCCCGCCCCAGGGGGGTCGTGCCAGGCCCCGCCTCAAATCCGATTCTTTTCATGCGACGAAAAGGTGAAAAGTTTCGGTGAAATGAAACGCTTAAACCCTTAAAACTCGTTAAGTCCTTCAATATCAAGGGTTTAAGATATTAAAGGGCGGAAACGCTCAGTTTCAGGCACGGGACTTGCCTGTAGCTTTTCAGCCGCAAGTCTAGGCGTATCGGTTAACCTTCAAAAGCTTAAAGGTTTACGATCTTTTCAGCCTACCAGGCGAGCGCTCGAGGGAGGCTCGAGCCTACCGCGGGAGTCCGCGGGAGCCTATCCGCGCTCGAGCGGGAGCGGGTTAGCCTCCCTCCCTCGAGCGGTAGCAGCGCGACGAAATGCCAATTAGCGCGCGAGTCTCAAACCCATCGGGCGAGTCTCGCTCGGATTCATAGGCTAAGGGGAGCGCTCATCAGGGAAGGCAAGGGATACTTTTAAATCCTTTGGCTTCAACGCTCGAGCGAGATGCCGCGCTTCCTGTCATCGCGATGAGAGACTCGCTCGAGGGGGGAGCACGAAGTTTTAAGGTTTTGAAGCTTGACAGTCGCGCGCTTGAGATGGTGATGTAGCGAAGCGCTCGAGCAATTCCGCGGGAGCGCAGAAAGGTAGACCATTGAAAGATGCCAGGATGCGAGCGCTTGAGCGCTCGAGAGATCCAGAAGCGCTAGAAGCGCTAGCAAGGGAGGGAGTAAGGCTAGGGATGGACTTCGCTAGCGTGTTCCCTTCCTACGGTTTCGATGACGATGAGTCCCTCGATTTCGAGCGGGAAACGGATTCCACGTACGAGCGCATCATCATCGATGGGGAGCGCTTCCACGTCACATCTTGCCGCGCTATCGGATGGGGAGACTTGCACGAAATCGACACGGAAGAGGGAGAATCCTTCATCTTGTCGGAGGATTCGGAAACCGCAGGGGATGCGGCAAGGGAGCGATGGGCGGATATGGCAGCGAATGATCCCACCGAATTCCGATGCATGGTAGGGGATCAAGCGCTTATCGCATGGGCGCTAGGCCAGTCCTACGCTCCCGGTTCTGTAGCTTGCTCGAGCCTAGATGAGTGGCTTGACTTGTGCGCTACCGTCCCTAACGAGGAATGGGCGAGCTATGACGGAAACGAGCGCGAAATCGACCGCGTTGGCAAGCTTGCGAGCGAGCTAGGGTATATCCCTGGCGTGGCATACAGGACTAACTAGCTATGCGAAGTCCGATCAAAAGCGCGCGACGCTACATCCGGGAAGCGCTTAAGGGAGCGAATCCCTTTACCCCAGAAGTCCTAGAGACGGGATGGATTGCTCCCCACATCGCGTATGAGCTATCCGAGGGAGCATCCCCCTTTTCCCCTAGTGGCAACATCTGCGCAGTCACGATCCTAGACATCGTCGCGATGCGGAAGTCCGCAGAAGCCATCCAGCGAGATAACGAGATGTCGCGATGCTTCAACGGGGGGGAGACTCGCGCGGATAACCTCGCGAGCGCTCGAGACTACATCGCCAGTCTGCGCGAGCGCTTCGCAGGGGAGGGAGTCTGATGGACTTGCGAGCTAGAAGCGCAAAGCGCGAAGCGCTCCCATCAGATCCTAGCGCAGTCTCCGCATACTTCGCAGCGCTCGAGCGGGAGAATCCCTCTCATGCTCCGCGCTTCTCATCCCCTTGGGGAAGTCCGCAAGATGTGCGGGAGCTAGCTCCTGGCGTCTGGCTTGTCTCTACTGCGCGGCATGGGGGGATGGCGCTATCCCCATCCCGTATGCAATTCGTCCCGGATTGCTTGCGGGAAACCCCATATAGCAAAGGGGGATGGTTCGAGGAAGATGCGGACGTCTACATCCCGATGCTTGTCTTTGCGGATGTGCGCGCTTCCTTCCCTGGGTTTGATCCCGCGCTTGCGCTTCGCGCGCTCGAGTACTTGAAGGGGGATAGCCTTTCGAACATCCGCAAGCCAAGGGAAGCGCTAGAAGCGCTCGCGAGGGGACTCTAGATGACTCGCGACGAAAGGATGCGCAGTCTCAAGCGCGATGCCGCGCTTGGAGACTGCGAAGCTAGCGAAGCGCTAGCGCTCGAGGTTACGCGCGTAGATGCGCCCAAACTCCGCGCGATTGCTCCCGCTGCTACTCCCGCGGATTGGGCGGATAGGTGCGAAACCTACATCGTGGAGTCCGATTCGCCCGATGCTTTCCTTCTCCAATTTGGCGCATATGCGAGCGTTTGGGTTTGCGTCATCGGTGCGGGTTACTTTGGCGATGCGCTCGAGTCCGCCGCGCAGTATCTAGAAGACTCGCATCCTGGCTTGTTTGTTGAACCGGAATACTGCGCAGAAATGCAAGCCATCGAGGCGAAGGGACGGGAGGAATTCGGTGCTACTTGGGATCCTCGGACGGATGAGCGCTTCTGCAAGCTTGCAGAGGATGCGGAATGCGACCTAACGCGTACGGATTCCGGATGGCTTGCATCGTGGGAATGGTATGGGAGCGAGGTAGACCATACCGCCGCGGTAGCTTCTGCGCTTTCGCGCGCGCTTTGGGCGGACGATGACGACGATGACTCCCCCCATAATCCCGCGCTCGAGCCTAGGATGTTCGCGGGCGTGATGTGGAACGCGTACAGCATGGGAGCGGGAGATGTGCTCTCCCGCGAAACCTACAAGATGCTTCCGCGCTTGTCGGGATACTTCCCCATCTCGGATTGGGAAGCTAGCGAAGTCCGCGCCGCTGTTGAGACTTGGAGCGCGGCAGGGGACCCATCGGGAGTCCCGCGTAATTGGTACGTATCTGAGGAAGATGCCGCGCTTTACGTTTGCGTCTCGCCTCCCGATGACAATCCCATCGGGGAAGATGCGGAATCATACGCGGAGCAATGGGAGCAAGTCTCATCCTATCGCCTCAATCCAGAGGATACCGATGACGATGATGAGCTTTGGGTAGCGGGAGCGCTCGCGCTTCTAGAGTCTGCGCGCGGGTTTTTGGGGAAGGGAGAGAAGCGCGATGCATCTCTCGAGACATAGCCGATTCCTGGCGCGACTGTACGCGCAGAAACCTACGGATGAGCGAGCGCGCGAGCTAGCCGAATCGGTTAGCGCTTCCCTCCCCCCTGTAGAGTCCGCAGGGGGGAGAACAATCAAGCGCAATGCGCTAGAAGTCCAGACGCAAACCCATCTCATCCTTCTGAGTTTCGGCAAACCCGTTGCCGCGATCGCTCGAGGGGGGAGCGGTAGCGCTTGGCAAAGCGAAACGGATTGGAGCCTAACAACGCGGCGCCACATCTGCGCTTGGCTTAGGGATCATGGAAAGGAACCTAAGAAAGTCCCGCGCGTATCGGGTGCTTTTCTCGCCGAATTGTTGAGCTAGGTTTGGTACGAGCTTGTACCAAAACTCAGTTTTGAACCTTGAAAACCTCGCGCGTGATGTCTAGTCTACGCGCACGAAAGGAAGGCTATAGATGCTTTCAATGATGTGTCCGAACTATCGGACTTGTGCGGATTCGCGCGCTTTGGCGCGAATCGACGCGATAATCGCAGAGGATTGGAGCGCAGAGACGGATGCGGAAGTCCGCATCGCTAGCGAGCGCTCCCGTACTCCGCTCCCCTTCGGCGTGCTTATCGTCTCGCTCCCGTCGCTGGAAGCGCAGAAGCGCGCGATGCGGGAGGGAGTCTGATGGCTTTCACTAGTCCAGTCTGCGATGGGGATAGCGAGCGCTTTACGCTCGAGGGTTTCGATTGTCTCGCGCGTATCGTTTTCGATGCCGATGTCGAGTACTTCCGCGAAGTCTCGCGAGACTGCGCAAGCGAAGCTATCGCGCGGGCGCGAGCAAACCTCGCAAAGCTTGCGGAAGCTTCCGCGCGCTTGGGAGAGTCCCGATGAGCGAGCTATTGCAACGCTATGCGGACTTCCGCCCAACTAGCTTTGATCCCGCGGGACTCGCGCGACATCGGATGGGTTACGACGATGATGACTGCGACCGCTCATCCTGGCTTGTTTGCCCAACATCGCAGACTCGCGATAGCGGGACTCTAGCTCAGTCCAACTACGCGCAGATGCTAGCAGCGCTCGAGGAATGCGATCCAGAGGGAGAGCATCACGAGGAGCATCGTTTCGGGCATTGGGCCTGCGGATGGTTCGAAGTCATCATCGTTCGTCCCGATTCGCCAGCACAAAAGGTAGCGGAAGATGCCGCAAGCGCGCTAGCGGACTATCCCATCCTTAACGATGAGGACCATTCCGAGCGCGAATCGGAGGAGCAAGTACGCGACTGGCATAGCTTCGCGCGTGAGGATTTCATCAAGGAAATGCTAGAGGCATATCCCGCGCTTGTATGCGAGCGCTGCGAAGGTAACGGATGGACTTCCGATGAGCGCTACCGTGCTCCCCTCGAGCAAGCGCGGAAGCTATACCGCACAATCGCGCACGAAAACGGCATGGCCAACTACGGGAGTAGTTGCGACCTAGCGCCAGTCCTAGCGCGCATCGATTACTTCCGCGCGCTTTTCATGCCGGATTGTGAACCCTGCGAAGGGGAGGGAAACCATCTCGCTAGCGTTGACGCCGATGCGCTTCTTAGCTTCGCAATGCGCGAGGATTTCATCTGCGAGTACTACTCGGATTCTGGCTTTTATTTCGCCTGCGAAGGCTACAAGGAATGGGACGCGCAGTCCATCCGGGAAGCGCTTAAGGATTACCAGAGCTGAGCTTAGGGAAAAGTCATCGGGTTTTAGGTTTTAAGGTTTGCAAACCCAAACCCGATGACTATCCTTAGCGCCATACCCAAACGGGAGAAAGCGAAGGAAGGTATGAAGCGAATCATTAAGACTAGGGAACCGAAATACTCCGCGGAAAGGATGGCTTCGGCGCTTTCCAAGGTTTCGGGAGCGCAAGCATCCCTCAAGCGCTTCGGGGTCTGCGAAATCAGCGGGACTCCCCTGTATAGCGTCGCAATCCTCCCGCGTACCGCAGAAGAGCGGGAGGATTGCATCGCCATCATGATGTCTACCGCGGAGACGTTGCCCGAAACCCTCAAGCGCATCGGAGTCCGCTAAGATGGAAATCAACATCAACGGAAAGCGCGAGCGCTTCGACATCACCATCCGCCCAAAGCCCCGCAAGCTTGCCAGCCTATGCGCTTGCGGACTTGTGCGGAATATGATCCGGGAAGCTTTGCAGACTCCCCCCGATGTCCAACGCCACATCGCGCGACGTGAAACGTACTCCCCCTGTATCGGCTCCCGTACCTTGCGAGGAATCGGGACCATCCGAGTCAAGCGCGCTTTCATTCGCTAGC